ACAACGTTCCTTGTTGTACCCGATAGGAACACTGGGAGTTGAACCCAGACTAACCCGTTATAAGCAGGCCGCTCTAACCATTAAGCTATGCTCCCTTACGGTTTATGATGCCTCGTTGTTTAACTCGGTGTGTATTCGTATGAGGTCATCATCCGCAGGTATCATAACTGCTACTCTACCGTCTTCGCCCACTATTCCTAAATGCTCTCCGTTTTCTACCCTTTCAATCAGTTCGTCAAAACGTTCTTGAAACTCTGCCACAGTGAAAACTTCCATTTTTGTGTTTTTATTTAGTTGTTCTCCTGACCTTTGATAGCGAGGTCAGCATACTCAATCTGATCTGGGTCAAGTTGGTCGGTGACAACTTCCAGCACGTTCATAAACTCTTCTACAGTCTCACACTCAACCAGACGCTCGCTTCCCTGATCACTAATCAGAAGGAAGGTGCGAGTGCAAACGTCGATGACAATACCGAGAACAGTTTCTTGTGCGGTGCTCATGGGTGGTTTTGTTGATTACCTGAGTATTATAGGGCAGATGGGGGCGGGTGTCAAGCGGTTGGTGAAGTATCTTTAATAGCCTGTATTGCTATGCTGATTTGAGTATTCTTATCGGTCAAAAGTCTAGTGGTTTTATTTTGTCCGTATCTTGCAATTTCATATTCAGATCGTTCACCTTTTACAGCATTTGTTTTTGTAACTAGATTTGTTACTTGAGATTGCAATGCTGATATTTGACTTTGTAATGTTGTTATAGAAGAAGCGTGTGAAACACAGACAGAAGATGTACAAGGTGTTCTAAAACAACTTCCTATAGTACCAAATAGGCTTCCAATGCCAGTTTGAGATGTATCAGACTGTGTATAAACGACAAAAGAACCTATACCAACATTTGATGCTGTTAAAGTATTGTTTGTATTTCCATAAGGATCATTGCCATCATAGGTTGAAGTGGAATAGTTTGGAGTTTTTGCAACGATACTATCTGGGAAAATATTTGTTACTCCTACCGTAGTTCCACATCCAACTGCAAATGCATTTGTTGATAAGACAACAATTTGTGACTTTAGACTATTAATTTGTGAAACCAAAGACACAATATCACTATCCAACTTTACACAAGTGGGACTGAACATCTCAATATCTGCCTGAGTCTTCGGCGTTTCTTGTGCCACATAACCAAGAGCATTTTCATTATTTTTAATTTTATTTTGAAGGTTATCAATTAACTGACTCATTACCCTACTCCATTTTTAAGTTCTTCAACGGTTGCTTTTAATTGATTTATCTGCTCTTGTTGCTCCTTAATTGCTTCGATGAGAAGACCAACTAGATTTCCATATTGAACACCTTTATACCCATCTGGTCTATTCACAACAACTTCTGGAATAATTTCTTCAACTTCTTGGGCAATAACTCCTATTTGTTTTTGCTTATTTTCTTTAAAGTCAAACGTGACTCCACGAAGCGCAGATACTTTTTTCAGAGGTTCTTGAATAGTCTCAATATTTTCTTTTAGGTTTTCATCCGAAGGTAATGACTTACCTAAAGCAAGTTCTGCTTCAAGATCTTTTCCATTAATTTTAACACTTCCAAATAAATTAACATCACCGATATAAGTCATTGACCCTACAGACATAGAAAGTCCTGTATGCAATAATGTTGAAAATCCAGCAAGAATACCACCACTTGCAAACAGACTTGGAATGACTGGAATAATGTCAAATGGATTTTTAATTAGAAAAACACTTCCAGTTTTAATAGTTTGACCTAGAGTAACACTATTACCACCAGTTAAATGATTCTCATTTGCAATTACATTATCCTGAAAGATTGACTCCTCAGAATAAGTCTTCTGTTTTCCAGGAATGTTACCACCCTTTAGAATGTCAAAAATTTTAAACAGACTTGTTAAAGCAGAAAAAGACATATTATCCTCCTAAAAATTGTTCCGTAATACTACAGTTGCGACTGCGAGCTGCACTTGAACCTACATGAGACTCTTCGAAACATTTCTCTTTAAATGATTCACCTTCTGGAAGCATATTACCAGTCTGTGCTTGAAGATTTGCAACGTTTGCGCTAATACCTAGACCGCCGCCTACTTTTATGTTCAAATCTTTTCCTACATTCATATCTAATGTTCCGTCGCAATCAATTTTAATACGACTACCACGTATTCTAACTTGTCCTGTTTTATCTGCTGTTAAGCAAATATCACCACCAGCAGTCATAATCTCAATATCTATGCCTCCACCACTTTTCTTTCCAGCATGTATTTCAATTTTACCATCATTATAAATGCTCATTAAACCACCTTCAGACAAACTTACAGAACTCTGCAGTTTATCTGCTGTTACCGCATAAAACTGATATACACCAGTTCCAGTTCCACCCATTATTGGGCTATGCAATGTTAGTTTAACATCGGTTGAGAAATTAACAAAATCTCTTTTATCCCAGTTCTTTTTTCTTTCTGCCATTTTATGTTGTTACACAATCTACAACTTGTTTAACTTCACCTTGTAAATCTGGTACATCTAGTTTTGGTTTTAAAATAGCACCAACACCAGTTTCTGTGACAACGCTTAAAACTGGTAAAGAAGTAACATTAACCCTATTTATTGGTGTGACCTTAACGATGTATCCACTTGCAATTTGAGTTTCATATTCATTTCCTAGATCATCAATGACTTTATCTCCTGGTGAGTATCCACTTCCGGTATTAATTACAGATACATCGGACACGATATATGGTTGTTCTACAGCAGGGTAGTTCTCACCCTCTGAAACAATGTAGATAGAGTTTACTTGACCATCCTTAATTGTCGCTCTAGCAACAGCACCATATCCTTGGTTGCAACTGTCGGTAATTTCTACGAATGGGGGATAAACATAACCAGAACCAGGATTGGTCATTTTAACTCCTATGATTCCTCCTGTTACACCACCATTTGCGGCATCAACAATATTACCAAGTAAAGGAATTCCAGAAGCACCGCTTCCACCGCCACCAAAGATATTGATTGTTGGAGGACCACAGAACTGAGGAATACCAGCAAAACAATCGCTGATACCACTAAAGTCTGGTGATGAAATACCTGCATTGAAAATATCAAATGCACCGACGATTTGCGATACACCTTCGATTGGATTACCTGCTCCAGTCTGTGCATCTGCAATTGAAAATGCAGTATTTGCAAGTTCAAGAATTGAATTGATATCAGTTACTTTTGGCATCTTTGTTCCATATCCAACAATCCATTCTTTCGTATCATTATCATCTTCATCTTCTTCACATTTAGGAATACCAAGCATTCCCAAGAATGACTCTCCAGTGTTGCGTAAAAAGTCTTCCGTATTAAATCCACCAACATATTTAAGAATAGATTGTAATCCACCAATAGCAGACTGAAGACCAGTTGCAATCTGACCAATAATGCTGTTCATTATTGATCCCATAAATTGCTCCGCAACACAAGACACAAAGTTAGCAATATTATCAACGATTGCATACAACATTTGTCTAATGATATTACCAATAGACTTAATGATACTTTCTATCAAACAAGGAATTCTTTTTTCAAGTTCACATATTACAGGAATCATTGCTTTCTCTGCAAGTTCACCTGCTTTGTTTGCAGTTGTTGGGTTTAGTGTTGCAGCAAATACTAGACCATAAACTGTAGAATAAAGAATTTTAAGACCTGCTTTAATGAGGGGGATAAGTGCTTTGAATACTGCATTAACTGCACCACCAACTTGCTGACTAACAATATCCTCTAACTGCTTTACACGAAAATCAATTTCTTGTTTTAACCATTCTCTTGCTTCCTCAATACCATTAGCAATCTTATCTTCAAACTCTGCATAGTCTTTTAAAAAATTGCCAAGAGCATTTTCAATCTTATCAAGAGTAGAAGGTTTTTTAGTTGCATTTAATACTTTATCACCAATTGCATCAGAAAGACCAACGGCACCCTTTCCACCAGCAGATTCTACTTGACTTTTCTGTAGAGCAACTGGTGATGGTTGAGATGTTGAAGACTGTTCGTTTGTGTTTCCACCTAGTATCTGAGATGTTGCTCCATCAGGTGGTTTGATATCATTTGTAAACCCAGTAAATGGAATAAAAGGTCCCGAATATGCTTTTTCTGGTTTATATGCAGTATGACCAAATGCACCGACAATTACAGGAACTTGAGCATTGTCCCCATCCATAAAAAATCCAAATACCACATCTCCAGGTGCGACACGAACTTTTTGTGCCGAACCTTGACCACCAGTTCCTGCGGTCATTGGTAATACTATTTGTGCCCAAGGAAGATCTTCATCTTTTAGTTCAACCGTATTTGCGGGATGATATCCCATAATACGGACCTTAGCCCTATTTCCCCACCCTTTACCATCTTTTTGGTCAGCCCATACCTCTTTAAGTGCTACTTGACCAATCCACCAACGGAATCCATCTCTACCAATAAAATTAGATTTTAATAAGGACTCTTCCATTAGTTGTTATTTTTTCCGTATTTTCCAAATGTATCTCTAATCAGTTTCATAGATGTGAATGATCCATCTAGGTCAAAGTGATGACAGAGTTCTTTTATCATATATAGACCGCTTTGCTCTTCGTCAAAAACATTTTTATCAGAGTCTGTAATTTTTGGAATCTGACAGTTAATTAAATCTCCCGCTCTTAAGTTTGTATTTAACGGAACAGTCATACTTACAGTTTGAGTAAACATAATATTATATCTCATAATTGCTTGAGACTGATATTCAAATGGATTTGCATTTGGTTCCGTAGATATACCCTGATCCATTGTCCCAATATCAAGAACTTGAGTAATAATTCGAGTAGGAAGATTTCCTAAGTTTCCTGGTAGATTGAGGTTTGCTTGACCAAGATTTTTAGTTTTACCAACATAATTTTCTAGTTTAAATATTGCCTGACTTTGAGGAGTAAATGTTCCATCTAGAGGATTGAAAAACATTCTATAACTTGAATATGTTCCCAGTCTAAGTTTTTCTATTAGGTTTTGGTTTCTTTCAGTTGTATAATCAATAATTGCAAAGTCATTATTTCTAAAGAAGTCAGACTCATTTGGTCCATAGTAAGTATAAGTTGCTTTTGACTCTGCCTGAATTAAATTATCAATGGCACGAAACTGAAATCCATCTTGTGTTTGGTAAAAGAAAAAACCAGCAGTTGCACTACCCGATGAATCTGGAACTGCCTTAGACGCTAACCAAACCAATACAGTAAATGGTTTTCTTAAATTTCCAATAAAGGCATATTTGTTTGAGGTTTTATCAATTGTTCCTACTTTTGTTGCCTTAAGTTTATCATTTAATATTTGAGTTACTGCACTATCAATAGAAGTTCCTGGAGAAAACTTTCCACCGACTCTTGAAGTTTCATTTGTAATTGCTTCTCTTGAAACTAAGTGTAGTTGGAATACTTCTCGTTGACTTTGACTGATAACGTTTGAAATACTAGAAACATGAAGTAGATCGTCTGGTTTAGAAAAATCTAGATCTGGATTTGTTGGCGAGTTTCCACCTATTTTTAACGCAAGTCTTTCGCCACCACGCAAGGGAAGACCATTATAAATTGACTGAAGTTCCCCACTTTTACCTCTGATACTTCCACCGGTGTCCATTACAACTATTTTTGCAGTCACAGTTGGTGAGAATACATCTTCATAATAGTCAATAGAATATGTTCCAAGTCTAATGTCAACCGTCTTTGACTGATCCGTAGATTCTAGTATGAGTTTTTCGTATAGAGATCTTTTAGTTGACATTAGGTATAAGCAAGCTCCAACAACATTCTTTGTTTGATAAGACTATTTAAGCTTGGTCCAGCAATAATAATTGGAGACCCCTCACCAGAACCGGTCATCATTGCTGGATTCTGATATAACTGTGGTGGAGCGGCAACAACCAATGTTTTTCCACTAGACTCCGGAGTAATACCATCAGATACTGTTGCTCCTTGTCTTCTTCCAGTTATTTGTGCTGGAACTGCTGTTGTGTTTCCAGGAGCATTAAAAGCAGCCTTGTTTGGTTGATTTGTGAGTAATAAAAGTGGAACATAAGGTGATGGATCAGCATCACTTCCATAACCCATTTTTCCTTTTTGTCTTGTGTATTCAAGATGAATGTGAGGACCACTTGAACGACCACTGCTTCCAACTTGAGCAAATGACCTGCCTGCTTTCATTGTGGTAAACGCTCTCGGTTTTGCAAGCAAATGACCTAAACGAAGTTGGACTCCATATGAAGGAACCCATACATCTACAACGTGTCCATATCCACCATCATCCCAACGATATCCAACCCACTCACAATCAACTCTCAATGCAATCCAAGTTCCAGAAGGACACGCAATATCAAGACCCAAGTGTCCAGGTCTATCTGGGTCCTTAAATGAATCTGTGATTTGAATGAAAGGAACTCCTCTTCCAATGGATTGAGTCAATACATCTCCACTCACTAATGGTCTAGAACCAAGTCCACCAGGAGTTGCAGGTGGTGCTGGAGTTGTTTGTGCTGGTGGTGCAGTTGGTGTTCTACCTTTTAAATTTTTATAGGCATCAAGAATCTTATCCCCATGCGCCTTTCCACTAGTTCCATTTACATCTCTACTATTTGGATAATCACCACCAGTTAAATGATAAACTCCGAACTTTTGAACTAAAAAGAACTCATCAGCATTTGGGTATTTTCTTTTTATTTGAGTTAAAGTATTTTGTGCGTGAGTTGCAAATAAAGCATCTTGATCTTTTGGTGGAAAATATTTTATTAACTGTTGAGCAGCAGAACGATCTCCACTTAAAGATCTGTTTATTAAAGACTGTACTTGTGCTTTATTATTACCCGCATTTTTCAATAAAATTTGTTGGGTATCATTTCTTCCAGTCATAAACTGGTATCTTCCCAATCCGTGACCAAGATACGTCGTTGGACCTACAGATCCATAGTTTCCTTCTGCTTTAGAAGTTGCATCAGCAAGAGCTTTTAGATTGACTCCATAAGAAGTTCCAGTTGGACCACCTGGTGCTGATGGGGGAGTTGGTTGTCCTGTAGTTGGTGCTGGTTGCTGCTCTTCTTCACCAAAATCAAATGGTTGAACTAGAATATTAATTGCATTAAAAAAATCAACTTCCATTCTACTGAAAGTTGTTCTGACCCTCGACAACGAAGCATCGATTTGCTTACCCATATCAGAAAAATCAAAAGCAATTAAGTTACGAATAAATGCTGATGAAAGTGTTCCTATTTCTCGAAATATTGAAAGGGTATTCCCCATGAAATTAGACATCGTTCCAGATATCTTTACGATTCTTTCCCCTAGTTGTTTAGATAATGAAATAATAGTTGGTAAGTTTATAACTGCCCAACCAACCATTGTAATTGCAATGGCATCAAGTATTCTACCCAAAAATCCTTTGGTTGAGTTTGTGACTGCTCTACCTACACTTCTTATAGAACCAGTTGATCTTGATGCTTCAAATAGGTCTCTTTGTTGTTTTCTGCGAATACCGTCTTTTCTTTTTTGATAAATGCTTTGTCTTTTCGCAATAGACTGTCTTTTAAAAACAGACTGTTGTTGTAAAGTTCTTCCAACACTTTTTGCAATACTATTACTCTGCTTTGATCTCTTTTCAAGATTATCTGTTGACTTGAACAGTTTATTCGAAGTAACTTTAATGAATGAAACGCTCATCTTATGCTACCACGTTATAGTTTGCCATCGAATAATACACGTAGAAATTATCAGGATTTGACGAAGAAATAGATGGAATATTATTTGCGACTGGGTTCATGTTTGCAGGCACATCTCTTGGTTGCTGTTGCTGTCCTGCAGTCACAACGACGGTTGTTTCTGGTTCAGGAGCTGGACCAAGATTTTGTGCTCTAACTAATGCAGGAGATGCAGTTGTTTGAACATTTGCTTGAACGGTCGCTGCAGCGTCAGACATTCCTGCCATAGTATATCTGGATGCATCTAATGCACCTTCTGGAAGATTAAATCCAGCCATTGTGCCAGAAGCTTTAGTAAAGAGATCTTGTCCTAAGTTATTAAGAGGAGAATATAAAGCAAATCCACCCAGTAGTTTAAGTGGTAATGGTAAGAATGGTATTTTTGAAAGTGCGGTTAGACCTGCTACTGCTGTTCCAGCACCCATAACTGCTTGTCCTGCAGGAACTCCAGAAGCAATATTAGCAGCAGTTCCAGCAGTTCCTTGCACAAATGGATTTTGAAACAGATTTCCAACTGACCTAAGCATCTGTCCCATTTGAGAAGATGGAGTTGCTGCTATTCCACTTGTTGGTGCTGCAGCAGGTGGTGGTGGATTTGTTGTGCCAGGACGAACAATGTTTCTAATATTATCTATTGTCCCCTGTGCAGCATTTTTTACAACTTGAAAAGGATATTTGAATAGTCCGTTTGCAATTGCTTGCGAGATTCTAGATGTGGTTCTAGTGATTGATCCAACAATTCCTGCAAGACCCGTGTAGATATTTCTGAATACATTTCCGGCAAGATTAAAACCTTTACCTACTTGGTTTTTAACTCCATTTAAAGCATCAGTCGTAAACTTAACTGCAGATGCAATACCACCAATAACTTTTGGTGCTAACCATCCAGTCAATAATAAGGTAAAGAATCCCATCAAACGGGAAAGAGAAGACTGCGCTTTGACTGCAGCTTTTTGTGCTGGCGCAACAGTTGCATTCTCAATCTTTCTTTCGACTAATGCTTCTTGACCTTCCCTGAGTTGTTGCTCTGCGACTCTTCTTTCTCTTTCTTGCTCTATCGCTTCTTTCTGTCTTTCTAGAAAGGAATTTTGTGTAACCGATGCAGAAACAGTTTGCAATGACTGACTTAGACCAACCATTTGTCCGGTGATACGGTCAAGTCTAATATTCAAACCACCAACTAAATTTGAAACAGAAGACATTAACTGCTGTCTTTCTTGCTGTCTTTCTATTTCAATAGCACCACTCATCTGTCTAGGAGAAACCATTCCCCTAGCACTATTGATTCCACCTAAGATGGGTGATGCCAGTTCAGCCATTTACTTTGTTTTTAAGATTTTCTTCTTCTATGAAATTATGGAGAAGAGAAACATAAACTTCTCTTTCCCAAGGTATCATATTTTCAAGTTCTGTCAATGAGTATTTATGATGCTGAATCAAGGCAAAGTTGGTTTTGAAGTATGACTCAAGACTTTCATGAGCCATACTTACCCGAAAAAAGCCGTTAAACCCTCCAAGACAACATCACTCTCTACACCAGTGTTTGGATTCTTAACCGTAAGTGTGTGAGAAAGTTTTGGCATTGTTTCAAAGAACTTTTCAATTTCTTTGAATTGCTTTGAACTCAGTCCTTCTAAAAATTCTAGAAGTTCTTTTTTAGAGTAGTCGGAGGCACTCCAAGATTCTTCTTCATTATAAATCTGCTCTACGCAAGTTGAAATAAGATCAAATGTTTCATCTACAGTTACAGAACTACCATCTACGCTAAAGTTACTCTTAATGAACTCAGTCATTGAAGGATACTTCATTCTCAAACTTAGATTATCATCTAGTTTAATATCTTTGGTGTGTTCTGAACTGATTTGAACTTTGATTTCATCCAGAGTAATCAAAGTTGGAACTTGAGTCATTCCGTCATCAGGACAAGTAATTAAGACTTCAATATCTTCTCCAACAGACTTTCCGCGAATGTTCAAGAAAAGATATTCAATATCAAAAGTAGAAAGTTCATCTACTTTGATACCTTTGGTTAAAATACAGTTCGTAATTACGTCCTTAACCGCTCTTGCAATTTGCTTTGGATCCTCACTCTCCATTGCAATAATGAGAATCTTTTCTTCTTTGACTAGAAAAGGACGATACTTAACTTTCTTTTTATTTGAAGGCAACTCAAGTTCATAAGTTGGAGTCGCAATTGTTGGTAAAGGCATAATATCCTATAAAGTTCAGTTATTTTTATTTAGAGGTTATTGCTGAGGTCCAGACATACCAACAGAGTTCCACTGGTTTACCGGAACAATACCACTTGCATTATTTGCTTCGGTGACAGTATTATATTGATTTGCATCATAAGCACCAACTCCACCACCATAAAAACCAGGTGATACTGGGCGGAAAGATGGTCTGGTTACATTTCCAGTATCATTAGAATTTAAGAAGCTTGTCTTCTGACCAGAAACTTTGTTATTATCCGATCCAACATAAACACTATAACTGGTTGTCTTACCACAAACATACCTATCAAAGTTAAAAGATGCGGTAACTTTTAAAATATCCGAGTTTGCATATGAAACTGGAACGGAGTTCATTGCAATGGGAAACATACCATAAAAAGTGTATTCAATTTGTTGATTATAATTTCTATCAAATTTAATAATACGAGTTGCATCAGTTTTGTATTCTTGAGGATATCTCATTCTGAAAAAATATCCATCTCTTGCTGGAGATACACCAGAACCAAAAGAAATAAACTCAATCCAATGCTCTACAAACTTCAGTGCTTTATAAGATGCATCAACATAAAACTCAAGATCAATTTGAGTAAACAAACGAGTATGAGCAAACTTCTCAACCACACCCATGTAGTTTCCTGCAATATCTGCTGTTCCAAAAGAACTTCCTGGTAGAACTGCAGAACTACAGAGCAATCCCATACTTTCCCCAATGAAGTTGGCATCTAGACCTCTATATGCTAGGTGACCTCTTAATGGAGCAGATAAACCAGCAAAGACTACTTCATAATGAGAAGTTTGTGCTAGGTTAGTTATCAGAGGTTTGATATCTGATATCCTTCTGGGAGTAGGCACTCTAAATATCTTATATGGAATTGTTATAGTTATTTAGATGTCGTATAGGGGAAAATATAAACCGTCTTATCCGAACAAATATAAGGGAGATCCCACAAACATTGTCTATCGCTCTTTGTGGGAAAGAAAATTTATGGTTTATTGTGACACTAATACAAACATTTTAGAATGGGGTTCTGAAGAAATGTTTATTTGGTATCGTTCCCCTATCGACTCAAAACCTCATAGATATTTCCCAGACTTCTATATCAAAGTTAAAGAAAGCACCGGTCATATTAAAAAGTATCTGATTGAAATTAAACCACATAAACAGACTGCGCCTCCACCAAAACCTCAAAGGCAAACTAAAAAATATCTTTATGAGGCATATGAGTATGCTAAAAATCAGGCAAAGTGGGAAGCAGCAAAAGAATGGTGCGCTGATCGTGGATATGAGTTCAAAGTTCTCACAGAAAACGAACTTGGTATCAAGTAATGCCTAGAAAAAGTCTCAAAGAAAGACAGCAAAAAAAAGTTACAGATACTGATCGTAACCGTAACCGAGTTCGTCCTGTTCTTGATGGCATTATTGGAAATGAAGATCCAGACGACTTGATGCTTGAGTTACTTGAAGTCATTCAAGAGTCTCCTAAAGTTCCAACTCCTGGTAAGTTTTATATTTTTGTTTATCGCCCTAAAACTCCAAATATTCAATACGATCAAAATCCCTTTGTTGCCGTGACAGATGTTTTTCAATGGGGATTTCGTGGCATTAACTTTCACTGGGGAGAAACAAGACAATATACGTGGGATGAGATACCTGGAAAAATATACGAAGTCTTCCCATCCGAAGTCAAAGACTTGCAAGAGATACCATTTCAAAATATTAGACTAAATAGTTAAAAAAGGATAATGCTGGATCCATCCATAGGGTTTAACTCTGCAGTTAATGGTTTTGTTTCAAACACTCAAAACTCTAGCAATGATGGCACACCCAAAGCTAAGAGTTATAGGTATCCGCTGCGTAGAATTGAAAGCAAGAGCGACTATCTGGAAATAAGAATTGTAAAGTATGAAGCACCAAAATTTGTACCTGGAAATTTAGAAACTAAAACAGTAAATAATCAAACTACCATAAATGAAGAGACTGTTTCTTTGGCATCAATCCCAACAGGAACGGAAGCAAATAGAAATACAAAACCTTTAAAATACATTTACTTACCAATTCCACAAAACTTATCAGATGCAAACTCAATAACTTGGGGAGATGATACATTAAATCCTTTAGAAGCTTTTGGTTTAAAAGCAGGAACGAGTCTTGTTGGAAACCCTCTTGGTGCAGCAGCAGCTGCTGGAACTTTTTTCAAAAAATTTGGATCAGAGGTGCAAGGATTAACAGAAGCAAATAAAGATTTGATTGCATCAGCAGTCGGTGGAGCATTAGTTAATGCTGTTGGTGGAAGTGTTAGTTACCAAAGCATTCTCGCAAGAGCCTCTGGACAAATTTTAAATCCAAACCTAGAACTTCTCTTTCAAGGTGTAAATCTTAGAAGTTTTCCATTTGTATTTGATTTTGCCCCGAGAGATGAAAGAGAAGCAAGAGAAGTTAAAGAAATAATTAGAGCATTTAAAATTCATATGACTCCCAAATCAACATCAACTGGCAGTCTTGGAAAAGTTTTTATCAAATCTCCAGATGTATTTTTAGTTGCCTATAAAAGTGGTAATAAAACGCATCCATTCTTGAATAAGTTTAAACCAATGGCTTTGACTGATATGCAACTTTCTTACACTGGTTCTGGAACTTATTCAACTTATCAAGATGGGACACCAGTTCATATGCAAATGACCTTGACATTCAAAGAACTCAATCCAATTTACTCCGAAGATTATGAAACCGAAGAAGGAAAAACAGGAGTAGGTTACTAAAATGTCTTATTTCAGAGAACTTCCAGAAATTCAATACCAGTCACCCATTGAAGATAGAAATTCTTCTCTTGACTATGTGACTGCAAAAAACTTATTCAGAAGAGTCAAACTTCGTGATGACTTACAGAACGTTTTTACTCTCTTCAATAAGTATGAAATCAGAGAAGGAGAAAGACCAGACACAGTTGCAGAAAAAATTTATGGTGCTCCAGACTATGATTGGGTCGTTCTTTTATCTGCAAATATTACCAGCGTAAGAGATCAGTGGCCATTATCAGATAAAGACTTATATCTTTATGCTGAAAATAAGTATGGAACTATTTTAAATGATGTTAAGTTCTACGAAACAACTGAAGTCAGAGACTCAAAAAACAGACTTATTCTTCCTGCTGGTAAAGTGGTGGATAAAACATTTACAATACCAAATCCAAATAATCCATACACAACGTTAAATCCAGTTGTTGGAATTTCTAACTTTCAATATGAAGTTAGAAAGAATGAGAAAAAACGTTCAATATATGTTCTAAAACCAGGATACCTACAACAATATGTAAATGACTTTAAGGATATTATGTATTATCCAAAGTCTTCTCAGTATGTCAACAACCGACTTATAAAAACAGAAAATACAAGAAATACTTCACCATAAGAGTTCCAAACTCTTATCAAACATCATCACATAACGGTGCTTACGGGAGCGGTCTTTCCATTCTCCTTCAGCACCTTTTATTTTACCTCTTGAATGTTTGGTGCCGTCTGAATAGTAGAAGTCTTTCTTAGGGTCTGTAAGACCGCAATATTTAAAGTTGCAAGCACGATAAATTGTACCATCGTGAAAATCAGAATCCGCGTAAGATATGATTGCTGATACCTTTGTGTCTTTGCGAAACTGTCTAATCGCTTTTGCAACGAACCAAGAAGTAATGTTGTACTCCTGTGACTGTGTATCGGGGTGGATGCAAAGTCTTGAGAGTTCGAAGAGTCCTTGTTGTTCATTTCTTCCAAGTCCAAATGCTCCTTGCGCGACTTCTGGAACTGGGAGTCCAGTAAAGATAATAATTCCCTGTATTCCACCTATATTTAACGGACAAAAATCATTTTTCTTGAAAAGACCATAATTGTATCCTGACTTGAACCCTTTTGAAAAGTCCTTAAGATAATGAAACCGCAGAAGTAACTCTGCGGCTTCGGACTTACTTACACGTTCAATGTAGTAATCAGACTTCACTCTTCGGCAAGACGGGCAAAGTAGGACAGGGCATCATCATCCTCATCTTCCTCAACCGCAGCAGCACGACGAGTGGGTTGAAGATTGCTAAGTTCGGAACGAAGGTCTTCGGTCAGTTCACGGGTCGAACCACGGGTGTTGTCCTCATCAAGGTCTTCAGGATCCTGATAACGAGGAGTGCCTTTGGAACCCAGCACATACTCAAGACGCTTCTTCAGTTCATCATAGGTCTTGAACTGGTCAGCAGCAACGAGTTCGGCAAGGGAATACTGCTTCTTCCACACTGCTTCCATTGCGTCATCATCGTCCAGCAGAGGGGCAGCAGCGGCAAACTCACTAGAGTCATAGTTACGATAACCAGCAACATTCTTTGCCTTCAGTTTGAAATTGGCACCTTGCCAGAAGTCAAACGGATCAATCGCCTCTTCATCCTCAAACTCAGGTTGCATCGCTGCAGTCAGTTTGTCAAAGATCTTCTTACCATACTTAAACAGGAAGACTTTACCTTCGTTAGCAGGGTTGGCAGGATCCTTCACAACATAGATGTTGCTCACATAAGTCAGTTTACGCTTCTGCTTACGTGCCAGTTCCTTACCAGCATCGGTGCCGTTGTTCCAGAGTTCGGAGTTCAGTTCCGATACAGGATCCTTCTGACCCAGAGTAGTCAGAGAGTTCTCAATATACCAACCACCAGGACCTTGGAATGCGTGACTGTAGAGTTTCACGAACGGAAGGTCCTCACCGTTCGGAGCAGGAAGGAAACGGATCACGGCATAACCATTGCCGCTCTTATCTACATCCAGTTTCCATACGCGGTCGTCACTAGAACCGCTACCAGTATTCATTTTTTCAACTTCTTTGACCAGTTTGGCGGTCAAAGAACCAAGTTTAGACTGCTTTTTAAGGTCAGCAAAAGACATTTGGATACCTCGGATAGTTTGGATTCGGGGGATTTACTTAGATATTATAGCAAAGATGCTCTCAACGGTCAACGTATTTCTTGAGAGATTCGATTGTCTTGTCCATACTGCTGAACAGGATGCTCATATCAGTCTCTGGTGGGAAACCCATCAGTGCCACTGACTTACGAAGGTTCTCTTTCATCTCAACCGCTTCTGGGTCATCTGAAAGAGATAGACGTGTATACATTACACGCTGTTTTTCAAGGAGCAACTGTAGTTTTTCAATGTGTTCCAGTTTTGTTTCACGGGACATTCCACCAAAAGTGAGAATACTTCCGTATATCTCCTCTTGCAACTTATTGATTTCTTTCAGTTCGTCTTGAATAATATCGGAGTCAAAAAAGTTACTCATCTATGATTTCCCTTAAAATCTTCTTATACTGGAATACATCAATATTTAGAAATGGATTATATTTTTTGATTTTCAAACTGACGGTTTCCCACACTGGGTCCAAAAGTTTTTTATCAAAATCTTTTACGATTGAAAATATTTTGTCGTAGATGACGAATGTTTCTGGCGATAATTTCCCGCTTAGAAATTTTTTGAGGACTATGGGGTGTCCTTTGGAACAGTTGAACACAGTTTCTAATTCGTTCTCTGAGAACAATTCCGTTGATTGTTCTTTGAACAAGTAGGTCAAACTCTGTTGCCTCCGCATCCAATCTGCGTAGGTCCTTTCTCCAGAATTGATAATTTCTCCAATCCATAAGTTCTGTGGGTTGTCTGCGGATACAAAGTTTGAGAGTAAAAAATCTACTATTTCTTTATCTGAATATTTTCTTGAACTTTTTTCGAACCAGTATTTGTCTTTGCGTTTATTGAACGAAGTGACTGTTGCTCTGGATTTGCCTCCATACTTAAAAAAGTCATATTTACTGTTCGTAAAATGACTTTTCATCGAAAGATAAGTTTGATATGTCTCAAAAGGACTCATAACGGAAGTTTTGCTCTTGATGTTCGTTTCATAAAGTTAAGACGAGTTGCGTCCCACTTTAGTTTCTCTTTCAAAGGTTTTGAAATGAGTTTCGTAACTGATTCTACCTCAAGACAATTGATTTCGCAATAGTGACAAATTGCATCAATATAGTTAAAGTTTTCTTCTGCTACGATCTTTTCAATCTCAAGAGCAAACTTGGAAGGCGTTAGAAACTTATTCTCGATGGCTTGTTCTAGTTCTTTATTTGGTTCCATAGAGCTCCAGTTTATCTCTAACAAACTTTCTAATGTATTTGCTGAGCAGTTTGATGTATTTTGATTTGTCATATTCTTCATAAACGACGCATTCTCCATTTTCACAAGCCATGATAATTACAAGTTTTTTAACAGTCAGTCCTGTTAGTTCGTATAGCATACATCCATATGCCATACATTGAACAAAATAGTGTTCAATCCACTCACGTGGTTTTGGTTTTTTAGAAGTCTTAAAGTCGATTATTGATAACTCGCCATTATATTCGGCAATACAATCAACAGTCCCAGCAATACCCAGTTGCTTACTATATAGGGACCCTTCAAGGGCGTAAATATTATTTATACGATTGAGTTCTGATTTTGAGATCTTAAACAGAAAATCTGAAAGAGGTTGCACTTCTGGCAGTTCTTCATTTTTAAGGTAATGCTCAGTAAGAGAGTGCATATCAGTTCCACGACTTGTTGCCGCTTTAGTGACACGCTCTGCCTCTTCTTCACCCACCTTCTTACGCCAGTTAACAAAGATTTCCTTGTTAAAATGACTGGTCACCGAAGTGATGGAAACCAGTCGAATAAGTTCTTCTTCGTCTGGAACTTTGTAGTACCTTACACCATCAATGGTTTCACGCTCCAACTGAGGGAGTTCAATATCAACATGATTAAACATTAAAAACCTGCTTCCATTTTCGCAATGATGTATTCTTTAACAAGTCCAGAACGAACAATATCGTCTACACCAAACTCAATTATATCAAATGATGGCATTTTACGCAATACCGTCATAAAGTCCACAATACCATTACGCTCATTTGTTTTCTGCAAGTCTGACTGAGAAGCATCACCACAGAAACAAATCTTGGTATTTTCACCGACACGAGTAATAATAGAATCTAGTTCGTGGAAGTTTAGATTCTGAAACTCGTCCACAATAATGATTGCATTATCAAGCGTAGTTCCACGAAGAAAAGAAGTTGACCAGAACTTGATGGTTTCCTGTGCTTTCAGATTGCCATAAAGCATTTCAAACTCAGAGTCACTTGGCATCTGGAACATGTACTTCACCATATTCTTATATGGAATCTGGTAAATATCTGCTTTGTCATCATGTGTTCCAGGAAGGAAACCAATTTCACGAGTGGCAACTAGTGAACGAACCAGATAGATTTTCTCATAAGGAGACTGTTCATCTAGAACATCCTGAAGAGCATTATAAAGAGTAATGAAGGTCTTACCAGTTCCAGCACAACCATAGGCAACAATGTGTTTACCATCATTATAAGACTCAAAAAGTCTTTTTTGATTGTCTGTAAGAGGATCAATATCAATTAAGTATTCAGCACTTAGAGGTTTTCTCCTCTTCATTTGTTTTGCAGTCAGACCAACTCCGATTGGTTGATCGGTGTTTCCTCTTTTTCTTCTTGCCATATTAGAGTTTTTTTACTTGTGATTTTGGTGCCTTACTTGCCTTAGAAAGAACTTCGTTCCATCCAGGATGCTTATTAACGAGTTTATCCCTCCACTCACCAACTTCTCCAGGAGAAGGGCAAGTAGATGGATCAGACCAGTCACGAGTCCAGTCTGGATTATCATTTTTCCACTGGTCCCAGACGTGGATACTCATTTCCACTTCTTTCTGTTCACCAGTTTTAGTATTAATTACAGGATATACGGGACACATAAGTTACGAATTCAAGATAAAATATTTAGACCCATTCAAGGGCTTCGGCAACCGTTGGAAATTGTTCGGAAAACACCTTCTTACATTCCAGAGCAATGTCCATATGCTCCTTCTGAGTGCCATTAGCAGAACGAAGATTGATATAGTGAATCCAACTACGGCAAGAACCCGTCATATAGATGCGTGTAGGCGTCGCTAAGGGCAGTACAAACCTTGCACACTCTTTTGCCACACCGTGTGCAAGAAGTTCCTTGTAGAGTTGCATAGAGTGTGCAAAATGGTCTTGAATTTTACTCTGAAGACTTAGTTTCTCATAGTCACCAATATCATCAATTGAGTTCTGACGGTTCTTAGTGTCCTGGCGGCGAAGGTCAGGAACAGGGATATAATCACTCAATAAAGAACTATCAGCATATCGCTGCGAAAATTCTTGAAAAGTGAAACTACGGTGGCGCAATATCTGAGCTGCGATACCACGGTTTGTTTCAATCTCCAAACTCATAGACGACTGCTCAAAAACAGACCAATGATTGTGCTTAATACAATAACGTAGCAAACCCGCATAGTTTTCAGAATCTTGATTCGCTGGATTAGAAACCCTAGCAATATATGCCATTGTTTGTTCTGCATCGGGAGTCACACTGATAAGTTTTACGGTCATTTCTTTCCAAATCCTTTTGATGTTTGTGCTTCAAGGTTTGCAAGTTCTTGTTTCACTACTCGCAGTTGTTTTTTCATTTCTATAAGTTGCTCAGCAGAATATAAGTGTTCTTTTTTGGTTAATTTCTCAAGCAACTTTACTAGTTCTCGTGCTCTACTAGTCATCTAAATCAGAATCCTCAAAAATTTCGTCGTAATCTAAAATCGGTCTTCTTCTGACCTCTGCTTCGGTGTAGGAATAGGCAGACGTATCAGAATAAACTTCTGCTTTCAAAGAATCAACAAGAAGTTCTAGATTACGGACAATAAGTTTTAGTTTGTCTTTGTCCATAAGATACTATTCTCTTGAGGCATTTTAACATAAAAAAAGGAGGGGATCAACCCCTCCTGTTAAATATTGGTTCCATATCTAAAACTTGTTCAAACCACTCTTTAAGATGTATGCGGTAACAAGACCAATACTTACACCCACGATATGTAAGTTGATAACAGGCAGGTTCTCTGCTGTCCTTATCCATATCGTCCCAGTGGTAATGGTAATCCACTATTTAAAAAGAAATTGAATATAAAGCGACAATAAAGTAATTACAACCGCACAACCTGCGGTAATTTGTAATACTGCGAACATCACTTTGCTCCAACGAGTTGTGCTAGTTGTGCTTGGTGACGGCGCTCTTCTTTTTGTTTTTGTTCTTTGATAAGTTGTAGGAAGTTTAGCTTTTGCATCACTTATGCCCCTCCTTTACGAACTTAACACCACGATAGGTTTCGTTGTATTGTTGGGCTTGTTGTTGCATTTGCTGTTGGTATTCGATACGCTTTTGGGTATCGTATTCAACACCTCTGTAAACGACTTTAGACATTAGGTTTTCTCCTTAGTTTTTTAGGTTAAAGAGCGTTCCTTCAGTCGGCTTTTGCGTCTATTTTACACTCCTTTGGAGCAATCTGTTTGATTTCCCAAATCAAGTCATTTTTTGCTTGTTTTGGAATATCAACTTTATAAACTCTTCCAATCATTAACTGTGCTTGTAAACAAGTTAATAAGAGTGTTTCCATAGATGAACGATCCGTTCCGAGTCGGCTTACTTCCGTCCTATTCAGTTTAGCACTTAAGTCTCACAACATCCTTTCGGAGTTCTGATAGCAATCGGTCTTCTTTTCTTTGGTCTACTACATCGTCGTTTTTAACGATGTCCATTAGTTCCCACGCTGCGTCACAACTTATTGTCACTTGATTTGATTTGGCAAGTTGAGGCGTAGAGATAGAAAGAAGTGGAACCCATGCTAAAAGCAAAAGTGCCTTAGACATAGGATGAACGTTAGAGGGATATTATACCTCTATTCTTCTTATATATACAAGTTTTATGTTGAAACAGTAACAATAGATACAAAAATGTATCCATATTATACTAAAAAGAATGAAGATTTATGAAAACCCTCACGCAAAGAAATTTTGCCGGGAAATTTTCCCCCGATATGGGAAACTACTTCCGCTTTTTGGTTTTGGGTGCTTGATAACCCCAGGTCTTTGGATTGTATCGACCATATCCAAAGTCAATACTCTTTAAGTTTTCACGAAACTTATCCCAATACATATCAAACAAACGAGTTCTTGTTCCTCTAGTTAGGTCATAACAAACTTCTTCGTCTACAAGATATTTTACAATGTAAGCATCATTCGGTGCTTCTTTGGTGCAGACATCAGCATATGAACCATTTTCAATCATAATTTCACAACTGTAGCGTGACTTGCAAGTTTCTTTTTCTGCTGATGTCCAATGATCCATATGCTTTTCCTGTGTTTTTTCAACAACTTGACTCACGAACGCCCTCCCCAAATAATATCAGGGAATGCTTGCGAAACAACATCTTTACCAATTTTGTACTTGGTTTCAAGTTTCTTATCTTTAACAAGGCAAACAATTTCTGCCTCAAGAGGATGAAGACCTTGAAGAAGATTGATAAACATTGTTTCTCTGCGAAGAGAACTCAGACTATCATTGCCACCTTTGACAAAGTTATAAAACTTTTGATACTCTTTGCGAATCGAAGAGCGTCCTTGATCCTGAGAACCAAGAGAGTTAGTTCCAAGTTCTTCCATCTTATCAACTGCATCAGCAATCTTCTCACTCAGAGTTCCCTTGAATGAGTCCATCTCATTTACCGCAGAGTATGGAACATCGCCAGGAGGAAGTGCTGATTGAATGGTCTCATCAAAGTTCCAAATGAACAGTGTTTTCAGACAAGGATGAGCATACTTTTGAAGTGCTTCTACTTTCTTAACAGTGCTCTTTTGTTTTGCAGCAACATTCAGAATTTCAAAAACAAAAGGATTTGCTGGAAGGTCTGGAATCGGTGCTTCTGCAACTTTTGCTTTTGGTGCTGCTGGTTTTTTTGTTGCGGTAGTTTTTGCTCTACTCGTTGTCGCTGTCGTCTTCTTCGTCGTAGTCATGATAGTTTTCAAAATTAAATGCGATTACTTCGTCAGGTATAAGATTACCTTGCTGGTCAAACATCTCAGGATGTGGTCTTGGAATCTCCCGATAGTTCATCATGTATTCTCTTGCCACCCAACCTGCCATTACTCCCACTATAAGAAACAATACGGTTAGAAAGGAACCGAATACTAGACTAACTGCTAACATTTCTTTTTCTCCGGGAAACTACTTTTTTCTTCCTTGACTTTAAGGAAAATTCAAAATAGATAGTGACTTCCCGATTGAGAAAGCAAACTATCTTTTCAAAGATAATATGAAATGGTTGAGTCTGCTTTCTTTTACCTCCATTAAGAATGAGTTCAATGCCACGATTAAAGTGGTCTTCAGGTTTATTTATGTTCGTATCAGACGATTTGGTTTTCTTTGAGGAATTTGATTGTGTCAACGGATCCTCCAATCTTTTTATCATCACAAATTACCTGTGGAAAAGTAGAACCTTCTCCAAACTCAGAATAAAATTGTTCTCTTGTAAAATCTTCACCTAAAGTATAGACCACAAATGACTGTTTTGTCAACTCCAATACTTCTTTAACCTTAGTGCAATAGGGGCAATCGTTTTTACTATAAACAGTGAACTTCATATTTCTTTAGATACGCTTAATAATTTATAAGAAAAAAGGAGGGCATAAACACCCTCCTCATTATACCACCAACTCACCTCTCCCACCACAGAGAGGGTCTTCATTCCCAAAGTTACAAGGATGTTGAAGACTTGAATATTATAAGGGATTCTGAGTCAGGTGTCAAGGGTTGACAAAGTATAATTTTGGGTCTAGACTCTGCTTTGTGGCGGTTGAAGATAAGTACTATGATAAATTTAAAGACGTTGCTTGTACTTCTTCGTTTCTTTGTGCTGCTGTTTTGACTAGACCTTCTTCATAAGCCGCTAGAACCATATCATCTTTGTTGATAACAGTAATGGGTTGATTGCTTTCTAGTTTAGTCTTGACATACAAGTCACATATTTCGTCAATCGCAATGCGAGCACGGTTAGTTGCTACGTTTGTAATCCAAAAATCTACATCAGCAGCAATGTATTCCATTGCCTTCTGTTCTGCTTCTGTTAAAGTAACTGTGTAGTCCATATTGAGTCTTTTTGAGTATTTATTATCCTAAAAGGTATCCGCAAAACCAAGCATAATAAACCGCATAACCACTAGCTCTACGTCTTGCTGATACAGTATCACCAGCAGTCAAATTCATTATTTGTGTGTTAGTTCCGGGTTGATATACAACACCATAATTCAACATATTATTTGGGTATACGCTACCATTTTTTACTAAATTTACAAAATGAGAATTAGTATCTTCTGTTGAGAATGAAAATGAGAAAAAATATTTTCCAGAAATTGGAGCAGTAAAAAGTCCAGTAGTTGTACTAAAATGATTTCCTACATTATGATCCACATTACTACCAAGATATATCTCTGGGGTTGTTGAATTAAAAGTAGCTCCATGAACCATAAATGATGGTTGAGAAGGTAGAGTTAATCTACCAGAACCATCAATAGTTGCTCTGACTGACGCATTACTTACATCAACAAAACGAAGAGATGGTGTTGATGTATTGCCATAAACATCAATATACCAACCAGTTGCATTATCAGTTGCTCTACCAAAACTTACTTGTCCACCCTCTTGAGATGCATCAACTCTACCTGCTTTGATTTCTCCACCAACAACTTCAAGTTTTTGTGATGGGACTGCGGTTCCTATACCAATATTAGCACTACTATCAATTCTTAATGCTTCTACACCACCTTCAGCAAAGGCTATAGTATCAGCACTCGGAAAGAATATTCCGGTGTTTGAATCGCCTGTTGGTGTTATGGACGGAGCACTAGCACTACCGGCAGCAACGGTTGTAACACCACTATTTGTAATGCTTGTGCCAGATACTGAACCTACTAACGTTACACTTCCAGTCGCAGTTCCAATCGCAACATTGGTGCTGGTTGATGGTAATATCTGGTCTACACGAAGATTACTCGCCATAGTGTGAGTTTTTTAGGTATTTATTCGGGAAGTTGTGCTGCTGCTTCTTCGTTTCTTTGTGCCACTGTTTTGACTAGACCTTCTTCGTATGCCGCTAGAACCATATCAGGTTTGTTAGTTGCGGTGATGGGTTGATTACTTTCTAGTTTAGTCTTAACATATAAGTCACAGATTTCGTCAATAGCAATTCTTGCCCTATTAGTCGCAGCGTTAGTGATCCATTCGTCCACATCAGCAGCAATGTATTCTATTGCCTTCTGTTCTGCTTCGGTTAAGGTAATTGTATAATCCATATAAAGTCTTTTTGAGTATTTATTACACTATTATCCTAATAAAACCCCACTAAATCCACTATATGATGGTCCATAAATACGCAAATTATTATCTCTAGCAAATAAACTAACATAATCATTTACTGCTAATTGCAATAGAATACTATTAGATCTGCCCCTCTCTGCACTCATATACATTCTTGCTTGGGCAGTTGCGTCAGTACCATTAATAGCAAATGTGAGAGATCCTGACTGATCTGTTTCAGTTAGAACTGTAGTTGTAAATAAATACACTCCTGCTACAGGTGCTGTAAATCTACAAGTTGTAGTATTATAATGTGACCCAATATTATATGTTGTAAAAGTAAATTTTGTTATTTCTGCATTCGCCGAATAAGTAGTATAGCTGCCATCACCATATGCTTGAAAGGCTGGTTGAGAAGGTTTTGTTACTCTACCACTTGAATCTATACGAACTCTTTCTGATCCATTTGTATCAAAACGAATAAAACTATTCTCACGATTGCGAATAATAAAACTACCATCATCATTTAATGTTATTTCAGATCCATCGGAAGCAGAGCTTCCAGTATTGTTGTTCGTTAAATGAACAACTGGATATGATGGTGCTGATACGTGTATAGTAGTTTCATTTCCGTTTCCAGTTGGGTTATTCGTTCCTATACCCAAACGACCACTACTATCAAACCTACCTACTTCAACACCACCTTCTGCAAACGCAATGGTATCAGCACTCGGGAAGAGGATACCGGTATTTGAGTCGCCACTTGGACTTATAGGGGGAGCACTAGTGCTACCGGCAGAAACTACAAGACCACTAGAAAACGTAGCAATACCAGAAGAATTAACAGTTCCAGTAACATTACCAATCAAGTTACCCTGAATGTTACTACCAAAAGTAACCGTAGAAACTCCAGCGTCTGCTTGTATGTTATTAACAACTATCTTGCTAGTCATACGATTCTCCACTCTCCTTGTACTGTGACGGTGTAACCACTACTGACTGTTACCGTTCCGGCAGTGACTCCATTGGTTCCTGCTGGTATCGTCACATTCTCATCAATCGTGTTCTTGTTTGCTTTAATCACACCATAAGTATCTAGCCACTGTGAGGCACCATTCGCACTGATGATGTCTTTAAAGTCAACGGTGCTTCCAGTTTGTGAGCGAACGGTATTAACAATTAAAGTTGTCATACAATCACCCACTCACCAAGTTGTGTGACGGTATAACCATCGGCAATCGTGATGGGACCAGCAGAAAGTCCATTGGTGTCTGCTGGAATTGTGATGTTCTCAGCGATGGTATTACGATTGGTCTTGATGACTCCATAAGAATCCACCCATTGCTTATCACCATTTGCGGTGATTTGGTCCTTGAACTCTGTTGTAGAGGTCGTGGAGTCAATGATGTTAGCTTTGAGTGTGCTCATTGGAGGTTTTTAGGTATTTATAGACCAGCGGCATCTAAACGTGCTTGAAGTTCTGAAATGATAGTTTGCTGCTCTTGAATAGCTTTAAAAGCAACCGCAACTAAACTTCCATAGTCTAGACCCTTATATCCTGTTGCCCCATCACCAGTTGATACAACTTCAGGAATAATTTCCTCAACTTCTTGAGCAATAAATCCAATGTGAGTCTTATTATCACTATTCATTTCATAATGTCTTGGTACTAAACTTAAAGCAGTTGTTAACCCATATCCTATTGGTCTAATATTTTGCTTGAGTCTTTCATCAGAAGCATTAGTCCATGCTCCAGCAGAACTTAAATATCCTTCATTTGTACCATTGTAAAAATAAAGATTACCAGAGGAGTTCGTATATATTGAACGATACACACCAGATGTACTATCTCTAACTCCTATTCCAGCTTGAGAACCTACAACTTGAAGGACGGCATAAGGACTATAACTACTAAAAGAACTATATGTTCCCCCAGTGTTGGATATAACAACCATACCAGCATTGTTACTGTCTGATATACGAAGTTTTTCTGTGCCTCCTGCCCCAAAGTTTAAAATATCAGTAGCGTGTTGATAATTTACCCATCCTCGGTACTGTGATGCAGATGCTGAATTATCACCAAACTGAACCCAGGAATTGCCATTTGTTGGATTTGCCCATAGTTGTAAACCTCCAGAAGAACCAGAAGCAGTTGATCCAACAGAAATTGTTTGAGTTCCAGCATTACTATCAACAGTATCACCAATATGAACATCATAAGATCCAGCAGGCATTTGTAAATGACCACTTGAAGATATCCGAACTCTTTCAATATTATCAGTTCCTAAAATTAATGGTCTAGAGGATCTACCATTTATAGCAAAATGATCACTATCTCCTCTTGTTGGAGATCCAAAAAGTTGATATGCAGAACCTATCTCACCAATTGTTGTTCCATTTGTTTGCCACTGTAACCATCCACCCGTTGTTCCACCAATATTAACCAAAATAGATGGACCATAAGATAAAGATTCTGGTTGAAAAATTTTTAATTTTGCAGTACTACTAGAAAATGTTGTGGATCCTATACCAACAGAATCATTAATATTGAACGTCCCAGCACTAATATTCGCAGCGTTTATCGTGACTGTCTGACCGCTTCCGACTGGTTGTATACGATTAACATTCAGAATACTCATTTGAGTTTTTTAGGTATTTATGATGGGTAAGCGATGATAACGATACCAGAACCACCGGAACCAGAAAGATATCCACCATTCCAAACTCCTCCTCCGCCGCCGCCAGTTCCCATTGTTCCAGAAGTAGCATTAGTATTAGTACCAGCTCCTGGAGCGCCTCCACCCAATCCACCACCAGCAGCTCCTGGACCAGTGCCACCGCCGCCGCCACCTGCATAATAAGTAGCAGTTCCAGAAATCGTTGATATTAAACCATTTCCACCAAGACCAACTGGACCAGCAGTACCTGCGGCACCTGCTCCTCCTCCTCCTCCACCGCCACTAGCACCGGCGCCGCCAGCACCATTATTACCTTGTGGTGGTGATACTGGTGGGGTATTTCCAGAACCTCCAGTAGTTCCTGGACGACTTGATCCTCCACCACCAGAACCACCAGGTCTTCCATTATAGTTTGGGGTTGATGGATTATTGTAATCTCCCCCCCCTCCACCACCAGTGGAAGTTATTGTGGAAAATATTGAAGGAGATCCATCATTACTTAAAGATGGTCCAGTTATTCTAGCACCACCACCGCCAACAGTAACTGACATACTTCCAGAAACAGATAATCCACTACCAGTTCTAAAACCACCAGCGCCTCCACCCCCCTCATAACCACCGGCGCCACCACCAGCGACCACAAGGTAGTCAACGGACGTTAACGCTGGGTTAGTGACCGTAAAGGTTCCTGATGAATAAAAGGTATGAACGGTCGTGGTTGGAGTATAAGAAATGGCACCACCAGTTGCTTTAGCGGTTCCTCCGACCTGTCCGATCTCATAACGGACGACTACGATACCAGAACCACCAGCACCTCCCTCAGCTCCACCACTATGAGTATCTCCTCCCCCTCCACCGCCGCCTCTAGAAACAGTTCCATTTGTATTTGTTGTTCTATTTCCAACTGGAGAAGAAGCTATTACCCCATCTCCGGCACCAAAAACAGCAGGTCCAGTTGGTCCACCACCATAACCACCATTTACGGTAAACCCATATCCACCAGCACCGCCACCTCCAGCATATCCAGTAGACGTTCCAGTAATACTATAGTTTAGTCCAGCACCACCATTTCTAGCCGATGGAGTTGGTGTACTAGGTCCTGTACCACCAGTTCCACCCGCGCCGCCGCCTCCGCCGCCGCCAGTTCCAGGTGTATTACTTGGGTCATAAGTTCCTACTCCACCGGTATTTCCCCAACCAGATGGTGGAGAAGAACTATTATCTGTTCCAGAAGAAGAACCAGTAGCAGGTCCAGCTGGTGTAATCGCACCATTTCCACCAGATCCACCACCACTAGATCCCCCCGGACCTCCGGGATTACCATAACCACCACCATAACCGCCACCAGGAGAAGTTATAGTAGATGGAAAAGCAATTGAAGATGAAGAACCAGCAACACCATTTGGTGATGGTGTAGTTCCACCATTTCCACCAGCACCAACAGTTATGGTATAAGAACCAGTAGAAACTGGTTGCCCCGTTGCGTATTTTAAAGTTCCAGCACCGCCACCTCCACCATAGTATTGCCCGCCTCCACCACCACCTCCAGCAACGACAAGATAGTCAACGGTTTCGGTAGGAGACGCAGACTGAACCGTAAAGAAACCTGATGAAGTAAAGATATGAGCCCTATAAACCCTACCACCTTCAATGTACTCATTAACAATACCACCAGTGGCACTCATTGCCTCTTTGCCAACATCACGCCAGGCATTACCATTGTATACTTGGACACTTCCAGTATCTGAATTAAAAATTAAAGTTCCTTGTGCTGTTGATACACCAGCATTTCTACCAGTCGTTGAAGTTGTTCCAATACCAATAGCACCTCTTCTTATAAAAGTATCACCAATAGTAATACTTGAAGAAGATCCAACTTGAATACCACTAGAAAACGTGGCAATACCAGAAGCATTGACTGTACCAGTTACGTTTCCAGTTACATTTCCTGTTACGTTACCAGTTAAAGGTCCAGTGAAACTTGTCGCACTTACAACACCTACAACACTCAAAGCACTGGTCGGTACTGAACTTCCGATACCAACACGTCCAGAAGAGTCCTGATAGACTCCTCCAGACCCTGTTCGATGTAACCAAGTGTTGAACCTTATATCAGACATTCGTTTTTATTTGTATTTATTATGATGGGTAAGCGATGATGACGATACCAGAACCACCAGAACCTGCTTGTTGATTTCCTGTTCCAGTTGGTGCATTATAAGAACCTCCACCGCCTCCACCGCCAAGATTAACAGTTCCATTGGACGCTACCCCAGTCGTTGGACCACCAGCACCACCTCCACCAGGTCCTCCGGCAGCTCCGCTAGTGGGTGAGAAATTTGCACCATCAGCAGATCCTCCTCCGCCGCCACCACCAGCATATGTTATTGAAGAACCACTAATACTAGATGCTAAACCAGATCCACCAATTCCACCAGCAGGTGGATTACTTCCAGAACCACCAGCACCTCCACCTCCAGATCCAACGTATGGAGAAGCTGATGGTGATCCGGGTGATGCTCCTGGTGGACAGAATCCACCATTATTGCCTTGCGATGGGACAGTTGTTGCCGTTGGTTGATTAGTTCCATCACCTCTATTTCCAGTTCCAGCAGTACTTTGGAAACGAGCAGCGCCTCCACCACCAGATCCACCATTTTTACCTGCGTTATTATCTCCTGCTCCACCTCCACCACCACCTTGCGATGTTATTGTTGAAAATATAGAAGCACTTCCAGGAGTTCCATCCGAAGCACCATTAGTACCCGTTCCACCAGAACCTGCTCCACCACCACCACCAGATCCAACAGTGATTGAATATGAACCAGGAGATACAGAAAAACCACTTCCTGTTCTCATTCCACCAGCGCCTCCGCCGCCACCAAAACGAGAACCACCACCACCAGCGCCACCAACTACAAGGTAGTCAACAGAACTTAAAGATGGGTCAGTGACTGTAAAGGTTGCTGATGAAGTAAATGTATGAATGGTCTTACCACCGGAATAAGAAACTGTTCCACCGGTTGCTTTGACTGACTGTTGACCGACCTGATAGCGGATGATGACGATACCGGAACCACCGGAACCGCCATTTGATACATTTGATCCACCTCCACCACCACCCAAATTAGCAGTTCCGGATACTCCAGTAACAGAAGGAGTATATCTAGCGCCTGCACCACCACCTCCAGATCCTCCAGTTCCAGGAGTTCCATTATAAGTTGCTCCACCACCACCACCTGCATAAGTTACTGAAGAACCAGAAATAGCAGAGGCAAGTCCATCTCCACCAGCGCCGGCAACTGATGCTCCACCAGACCCTCCAGAGGAACTAGATCCTCCACCACCGCCTGCTTGAATATTGGGGTCAGAACTATTATGATCTCTTCCAAAACCACCAGGATTTCCTTGTCCAGAAGTTCCAGAACCACCACTACCACCCGGACCAGGAGTTCCGGGAGTGCAACCACCTCCACCACCCGATCCACCAGGAACACCAGATGTTGGACCTGTACCCCTTCCACCACCACCTCCACCTGTTGAAGTTATTGTTCCAAAAACAGAATCATTACCATTAGCACCAACAGTTCCTAAAGCAAATGCACCGCCAGAACCAACAGTAACTGTATAAGAACCGGGAGCAGCACTTACTGTAATTCCAATACCAGTTCTAAAACCGCCGGCACCGCCGCCACCGCCACTATATCCAGAACCAGACCCTCCACCAGCACCACCACCAGCAACTACAAGATACTCAACAGTATTATTGTAAGAAGGGGCACTTAATACATTAAAAGTTGATGATGCTGTAAAAGTGTGAGCAGCCCATAAGACTCCACCACTGTAATAAGTTGTTACAATACCACCCGATGCTTGAATAAACCTATCAGACGTAGACTGCCAAGAAGAACCATTATAGACTTCTACAAGACCAGTTGAAGAATTATAAACCAGAGTTCCAGTCGCAGTCCCAACACCAGCATTACGTCCAGTGGTTGTTGTAGCACCTAGACCAACGCTTGTGGGTCTAATAAAAGCACTACCAACAGTCAGACCTGTGGTAAGAGTTAAGTCTGAACCAGTCGCAGAAGAAGTCAAACTTCTTGCGGTTGATGCGATACCAGTTACAGATCCCGTGATATTTCCCGTTACATTTCCAGTGACGTTACCAGTTACATTTCCTATTACATTTCCACTAAAAGATGCTGCCGTAACAATACCAGATGTGGTAAAGTCGCCATTAATACCATTAAATGTGAGTCCGACACCAACTCTTAATATTGCCATTTATCTAAATAAACTCCTTTTCAATATTTAGACTATTACAAGTGTAGATCCTGTCTCAACAATAATCGTAGAACCTAATGAGACTTCTGCTGGTCCGATGATCAGACCATTCTTACCAGCAGGAATTGTGACCATTCCATCAACAACTTGATCGGTAAGAACCGCTCCATCAGTAATTGAAATGTTACCAACGACTTGTAGTGCTCCTGCAGAACTTGCTGCGCCAGCAATTGTTGTTGTGTTAATACCAATAATCTTTGTGGTGCTTAAACCTACAGAGTTAGAAGCAAAAATTGTGTTTGCTGCACCACTTTGAATACTAATATCAACAGTATTTGTAGAAACATTATATGAAAAAGTATTTCCTGTTCCGACAAAATTAAGTGCAGTGACTCCAGTACCAATGATAAGACCACCAGACTGAATACCAACACCTCTTGCTGATGGATCAAGTTTTTCAAAAGTTACAGATTGATACTGTAACTTATTCGTTGAAACAGTTCCTTCACCTGGAACTCCAATACCCAGTGCTTCTCCAAGAGAAATGCAGAAGAAGTCGTCAGTTGATTGTGGAGCTGCCGCAAAGATAATTTGGTTTTCATCAATTTCATATGCTGATGATGGTTCTTGTATAACACCACCAAGAGATACTAAGATTGAAAATGCTGAACCTGGATAATGTGGATTACCACCAGAGGTTAAGTTGAATCTTACGGTAGACCCATTAAACTGTGATGAGATATCATCCAGTTTGAGATAATTTCCAGCATTTAGTTGTCTACCAATATATGCCATTATGGTTTTTTAGATATTTATGATGGTTCTACTAAAACCCAACCTTTAGTATTATCAGACTGATATAACTCATCATTCCAAACATATCCAATGCCAGCAACTATTTGATCTCTTGTAACTTCTGGTTTAGGTAAAGGTGGATCCCATCTTCCAGTAGTTGAATTTAAAGTCCAAGAATTACATCCTTCTGGTTGTTTTTTATGAAAGATATCTAAATTTGAGTTGTAATACCAAGGATCTTCTGGATTATATTGACCTCCTGGAAAATTTGCTCTTAAAGGAGGTTTACCATACATATGAACTCCATCAACTGTATTGTAAGAACATTTAACCCAAGTTCCAGCATCACCGTGAACTTTTTTTAATCTTTCTAGAGCAAGTTCTTCTATTTCAATTCCATCAGGAGTCATACAGTCCCTATTATCAACGGAGTCAACTCTCAAAACTACATTATCAATTCCAAGTCTTGCGTAGTATGCCATTTACTTCCAAAAGTTTAAGGTTGAGTAATAACTCAAAAGTTCTTCTGATATGTATTTAGAAACTTCATATTGAGTTTTTTCAATCCTGTTAGTTTTGATGTGATGTAAGTTTATACCAACAACCGAATCATCATATTCATTATTATTTGATGAAAATTGTTTTAAATTCGTAAAGTTATGGGGATAAACTTTCATATCTAAAAATTCATACAAACTACTTAATATTTCTTGTGGTTTAGATATTAAATTATCATATTCAATTAAATAATATGGGTAACCGGACTTAATAACATTGTAAATTGAACAATAAGATTGAACGATTTGTAAATCTTCCCTCATCAAATGTTTGCATTTTGACTCTCTT